ACGGGAACCGCAGTACGAAGAGTCGCCCCAATCGCCCCCCGCCAGGAGCACCATACAGCTACCGTGGAATGATCCTTCATCTCCGTTTTGGCTATTCCATCCGGAGCCGCCCGCTGAGAATGTTCCGGCAAGATGTTGCCATTGCAAGCCGCACATTTCTTCACATCCGATATTTGATATCATGCGTCTATTTGCTGTATCAACATGTCCGCCTGTTGTGTCTGGGCTTGGTTGTTTTGCACCGTTGACAGCTGTTTTCTGATTGCTTCCTTTTGATGCTGAATAAAATTCTTCATCCAACAGAAGCGTTTTCTTAATTGCTCGCATATCTTCAACGAATTGAAAGTGCATTTGTGTATTTGTTCTGGTGCCGCCGAATACGGATTTTGTGTTTGTTCCTGTTCCAGATTGGTTATAAATATCAACCCATACATCATTTACTTCATCATAAACCATTCCTTCAGGTTCTGATACAGGGCGGTGGTTCAAACACCAAACTGACGCCGGAAGAATATCGCCGGCTATATAGCCAGACAGACTGTGTCCGCTAATAGTGCCAACATTAGCGCATTCTGTGTGAAAGCCGCCGATTTTTCGGCTGTTTGTTGCTGAATATCCGCCCGGGTATGTTGTATTTTGTGAGATAATGAATTTTGTTCCGTTGTCTCCGTCTGGAACTAAATATAAATGATAGTCTTTTCCGTTTGCGAATGAGGTTCCATCATCCATTATACTTTGGCAGTCAATGACTTCATCAGCGGTTTGTTGTCTCCATCTGGAAACGCCATCAACTTCTAGTCTGATAATGCTTCCGGCTTTTATGGTGATGTTTCTTTTTCCGTTGACTACCAAGAAGGGCATAGCTTGGAAGAAAGTGTCATAATTGGCAACGCCTGAGGTTTCGTATGATGTTGAAACAAATTCCCAAAAGTTTCCGGATGCGTTATAGGCAAATTCAACAACAGCACCGACTAATAAATCGCCAGAGCTTAAAGCGGCTGTTCCTGCGTATTTCTTAGCTGAAATAGCTCCGGTTCCGTACGCATTGATTGTTGCAGCGCCTTCGTTGGCATGAGATACGATAAATCTGATGCGTTGTCCGTCTTCTAATTTTGAATAAGTAACTTGTCCTTTAGGTTTCAAAATATAGGCTGTTCCTGTAGAACTTTTGTCTTCAACAACAAAATCTGATGTTGTGGCCGCTTCATATAAGGCAGTTCCGAGCTGATCGGTATTTTCGCTTGGCTCCATTCCCATTTTTTTGATGGCTGTCACAATTTCTCGTTGTGGATTTTCGAGCGCACCGGCAGGAATTTCGCTTCCCTGTTGTCCATTGGCAGGATCCGCATCCACGAACGGAGCGTTACTGTCTTCTGAATCTCTAGGTGGTGTATATTTCATGTTATTCTCCTTGGTTATAACTGATTTTGAATATTAAATGCGCCGGTTTGATACGCTCAAACAGGCACTCTAGGTCTGTTGCGTAGGTAATGCGACAGAGGGGTTCGCCGCAACGAGAAACGCCACAGCGGGCATAAGTTAATCTAGCTCCATCTACAACAGTTAGTACGTAATAACTTGCCGATTTTCCGCCACCGAGCCTGTCTCCACAGCGGGCAAGACCACAAATGGCCGGAGGATATGTTGTTACACTTACTTTGTATCCGAGTGCTTGAGCAACTTTTGCAAAATTCTCGACCGTTGGTGCAAAACGGCGATTCATCTTTACGATCACGTCGTTTTTTCGCTCCTGAAAGGTTTGACCTTCTGCGTGGTTTCCGTGTTTGCACGGTTCTGGGAGTTCGTATGTTTTTTCCCAGTCTGGCAAGGTTTCATCGCACGAGTGCGGATATATTTCTTTACCTGCTTTTTCTACTCTTTGGTGTATGTAATAAAAAAATGAGGCTACTGCGTTGGCTAAATTTGACATAGTCGATTTTGGCTCTCGGCTCCATGCCGGCCCTTTAGGAAGCAGTTCTTGAAAAAGTTTTTTATAATCTTCTTTTTCCATTAGTTATTCTCCGCTACTGGATAGGTTATATCTCCTAAAATAACGATATGTCCGGTTGCTGATACAATGTCTGATGTCGGATCGGACAGAACAAAGTCCTCATTTCCAGTTGCGTTGCTTAGCGCTCCTCTTAATTTTGATAGGCGCAATGTTCCGCCGGGTACAATTGAGCTTGACTGAACAAGGCTTTTGAGTTTGCTCTGTATAGCGTTTTTTGCTTCTGTTGTTGATGGTTCCAGACTTTCAAAGGTAATGTTCAAAGGATCCGGAATTGGTGCTTCAACATATACCGTAGCAGTTGCCGGTTGAACTGCGGCGATGTGGTCTTTAACTCTTTGAACGTCTCCGGGGAGAGGTATTCCGTCTTCGTATGTTTCGTCCATCATAAAACGTACAGTTGTTGTGCCTGGTCCACTTTCTGTCGGATAACACCATGCTCTTGTAACTCCTGCGACCTCTTTAGCCCATATTTCATAATCCGTTTTATTACCGCCGGTTGAAGGGTTGCGAAGAAAGAAAAGAAGTCTTTCTTGATAGCTTTCTATGCTTTCTATGTCTGTTCCGCCTGTTATACCTAGTTTTCCTACGGTTCCTTTTGTTTCAAAGCCTGCAATCGGAGAAAGTAATGACACATTAGTTCCTGGTGTTGCATTGGCGGATTTTCCTACATTTTCTGCCGTGATCCTGACCACGCACACGCCATCTGCAGAAGCAATAAACTCACTGTCTGAAATATATGTTATACCATCAGCTCGCTTGATTATGGTTCCTGCGGGAAGAATAGATCCGGATGTTGCCGGAATTGATATTTCACCACTTGCTTTTGTGGCCATTTTTCTAGCAAAATTGAATGTTTGACCGTGTTTGACAACATATTCCCCTTCGGCTTCTTGTGGAAATGCTTGCTTGAGCAAGAATTCAAGTCTGCGCAAAACCTCATCGCCAACACCGGCTATTGCTGTCGCGATAACGTTAAGAAAACGGCGACGCAAATTTGCGTCTGCTCCGCTCATATTGGCGTTTATATCTGAAATTGCTCTATTTCTTAAGTCTTTAAGAGATGGTCGATTGTAGTTTGTCATGGTTTCCTCATAGCATTGACCATAGGTCGTTAAATTTTAGAGTGTTCGAAGCTTCGCCGCGGATAATTTCAACAATGGCGTCAATTCGATTTTTGTCTTTTTGGTTTCGCTCGATTTTGATAGATATTTGAGAGGCTACGCCATCATCAATCATCCATTTTAGTGCGTCGCGAATGTATTCTTCAGCTTGGCTGATTGTTTTATCTGTGATTTTGCATCGTTTAAGAAGGTACAGCTTTGATCCGGTGCTATCAGGGCTGTCTTCGTCAACTTTATCGCCCCACCATCCGAATCGTGTAGCATTTGGCTCCACCTCGTTGATATCGGCTCTCGCCCATGTGAATAAACTTACGATTACTGCCGTTTCAAGGCTGTCGCATGAGGCTAAATCGCCACCGGCTATGCTGATGTCGAATTCTTTCACAGTATTATTGAAATGTAGGGCGATATCTGGCATTTTATACACTTTCATACGGTTTCGTTTGCTTCACACTTTTAATCATACGCTTTTGAACTGCAAAAGGTCAAAAAAAATATTACATCGTTGCTGTTGGTGTTCCAGTATTGCCGCCACTATCTCCAGGGTGATTGTGGGCGTTGTATATATCTCTCATTGCCTGCATTGTGCTAGTTTTATCATTCACTTCTCCGCCGGCTGATATATTTTGAGAAGCTGAAACCGTTGGTGTGGTTATTGTTACGCCTTCGGTAGCTTCGATATTAACTTTTTTTGTTTTATAGGATATTGTTTCAGACGCATTCACTTCCAAGTGTAGGGTGTTGACTTGGATTTTTCGTTCTCTGGCCAACTTTATATAATCGCCTTCATCCGTGTATATGGCCACTTCGCCTTGTTTCATTTCTTTTAAGCGAAATTTTCTATCGCCGACAGCCACGACAACGCCGTTCGAGCGGTCTCCACCACAAAATACTACAAGTGTTTCCATGCCATTAAGTGGTACAGATGTAAAACCATAACCTTGATAATGTTCTAATCCGTTTTTTAGTTCTCCGGCTAAAAGAGACGCTTGTATTTGCTGTATTTTGTTTGTATCGCTGACGGATTTTATAACTCCTCGCGAGGCTACATTGCGAATTCTTGTAACAAGCGGAGATATAAATCTGTTTAATTGGTCGCGAATATCCATTTTACACTCCTTCTCTCAATTCTTTCCATCCCTGATAGCTTTTGATGGTTTGTTCTGCCGATGATAAGATAAAGGCTTCAGGTGGTGATATTTTGAGCGCCGTTTTGGTTCCGCTTCCTGCACTCAATTTTATCCCTGATATGATCAGCTTTCCTTTGGTTCTCACAAAATCATCATCGATTGTCACAAATGAGTTTGGCGCCCAAAGTGCTCCAGCTCCATTTCTCCATCCAAATACGGTATATTCCCAAGTTTGACCTTTTCCTCTGCGATTAGATCGTTCCCACTCTGCGCGTGTTTGGGCTGTTGAAGCGTCCATAGAACTTTCGGCCGTTAACACTATAGGTCGATATCTGCCTATTTCATTATCAACCGCGTGACCTTCAATAGCGGTAATGTCTTCTCCACCGAGTTCATCTGATCCGGCCATTTGTGATTTTACATAATAATCACGAAAGCATTCTCGTGAACTGTATGTTGCAGATCCGCTCAAGACGTTGTTTCCGGTTCCGTCACCGATTTTATGAACTAATTTACCAACAGATGAGCCGTTGCCTACTGATTGAACTACAAGTGAGCCGTTTTCATCATCTGTGAATACCATTCCGGTTTGTTTGCATATCTTTTCAACGATTGACTGAGCTGTTTCTCCTGGTTGCACTTGAAAGTCCGGGATTGTCGGCAAAACTCCCGATGGTTTAAAAACCAACGATATGCCGAACGGACGAAGGACATTTTCTAAAATTTCTTGTGGCGATCCGCTGATAATCTGTCCGGCATCTATAATTGCCGAACAATCAACAAGGTCGCAGGTTTTTGAGCGGCCAGAGAATTTTACCTCATGCGATGTTTCATTATAGCTTGGTGATATTTGGTCTAAATATCCGGTTATTGCCGGTTGGCCATCAATTAAAATTTGACATTTTTCATCAAGAGGTATGTTCTTCTTTGATCCGATAAAACGGTCCGATACCGTTAGTTCGAACGATGATGCTATGCAATTAAGGCTTCGTGTTATACTGGCTGATTTCCACCCATTATATATTTTTCCGGCAATTTTCAATTCTATTGTCATTCTGTTAGCACTTTCAATTCTTTGTTTGCAGGAATAAAGCCTGGGAAGGCGATATGATTTTTCTTCACAATTTCATCGGCTCTGCTGATATCTTCGTACAAATCATAAGCTAAAGCCAAGGATGGAGTTTGTCCGTTTAGCTTGATTGTTTGGGTTCTTGGCAACTCAAGCACAATATCTTGTATGTATTCAACGACAATTTCGCGTATATTACGTAGTCCTTGCATAACTTCTGTTGATGGCTCTACATCTTCAAATAGTTCAACTTCTTCAACGTCTGTCAAAAAATCCTCAAGGACTGTTTCTGCTTCTTCGGCACTTTTGAACTCAATCTTTGTGATTGTTTCGGCTTCTTTTGCTACCACTATTTGTTTTGTTAGTTGCTCTATCTGTTGCATACATCTTTTTTCTGCGATAGCGTCATCATTACTTACACTCGCGGTCTTTGATGCATTGCTTTTTGACGCCAAGCTTCTGACGGCATTAAATGAACTCGGTTTGTTGCCTGCAAGTGATGATATTGCTGAGAATACCGTATCTAACTGTGAAGCTAATCCTGACGGAGTATCAAGCAGGCTCTTTGCAGAACTTTTAAGGCTCATTGCATAGCTCCCTGCAGATACTATTTTATTCATGGCTCCTTGTATATCTGAGGTTAATCCTTCGGCATATCCTACACCGGTTCCAATGTTGTCCAGACCTGAAGTACAAAGATCTGATATACTTCCAAGCAAAGAGGTTAGTCCTTCAACGCCTTCAGAAAGAATAAAGGCGGCCGAGAAGCTTTCTTTTGCTGATGATGTTAGGTCAAAAGCTGAAGTCTCTATTTGTCCGGCATAATCAATTGATGTTTCCGGTATAGCCTGTTCTCCGGCTTCAATAAATACCAGGTCTATGACTGACATTCTTTGAGAACCATAGTCATCCTTTACGCTTATGCTTTCACATATAACGCTTATTGATCCATAATCGGGATGTACTAAGGTTCCTGGTCCTTCCTGAAGACACGCCTTGCGCAAAGCATCTCTTTTTTCTTGGTAGTCTGCACCGATAATAAATGCCGATACAGGATAGCTTTCTGCTTTTTTACCCAGATCTTCACTGTATGGTGTGTCTTTGTTCGGGTATTCATGAGTTTGAATTCTGCGACCAGAAGACCAACTGCGAGCTGTTACTTCAAATTCAATACCTCTAAATGATGCTTTGCGATATAACATTATACACCCCCTAATGCGTAGCCGTATTCTACACCTAAGTCTGTGTTTCCATCTTTGCTTACTTTTTCAACGCTTGCTTCTTTTGGCATGTTGTCAAATTTCACGATCACTTCAGAGTGTGATTGTGATTGCATTTGCGACATTTGAGGATATGGCGTATATACCTGTGCCAGTTTCATGGGTTCGGACGGATTTGTATTGTGTACGCGGGCTTCTTCTTCGCTATCGTCAGAAAAGCCTAACTTGTCGGATACCCAACTTCCTAGCTTGCGGAGTGTTTCAAATTTTTCCATCAAAGTATCTATCGGATTGAGTAAGCCTTCAAAAAATCCGCAAATAAAATCAAAGGCAAATTTTGAGGCTGTTTTTATGCCTTCCCACATCTTTATCCAAAAATTTCTAAATCCTTCACATTTATTCCAAAGCAAAGCAAATCCACCTACGACAGCGGCAATTCCCATTGCTATCCATCCGATTGGTGTTGTAAGCATTGCTATGCCTAATTTTATAAAGGCTCCACTTAATAATGTTAGCGCCTTGCTTACTCCCGGTATTACCATTAAAAATTTGCCAAGTGCAGAGCAAAAACTCAAAGCGTTACAAATTATTCCTGAAGATAAGGCAAACCCGACGAAAAGTATCCATTTGTTGAGGCCGACAAGCAAATCGGTAACTTTTAAGCACATTGTTGCAAAACCCGATAAGGCGTTGAGAACTGTTTCAATATCGATTTTACTTAAGACGGTGGCAAATTGTTGTGCGAACTTGTCTATTTTTGTAGCGATAAGCTCACGGTTTGCCGCGATCCATTCGCTGATGCGTTTTATAAATGGTGTTAAAATCGGGATTAATTTGCTTGAAAGCATATTAAATACACCGCGGACACTCTCATTCATAATATCGAGCGCTTCGCCCATATCTTGAGATCGACGAACAGCTTCTTCTTCCATAACAACGCCAAGTTCTTTTGCTTGGACTTTTAATTTGTTTAAGGCTTCCTCGCTTTGATCTGACACATTTATCATCATTTTTCCGGCCGTTCCGAAGGCTAATTGAGATAAATACATCTTTCTTGCGGGATCTTCCACTTTGCGAATGGCCTTAACCATCATATTGAAGGCTTCCTCGCTCGATTTGGCAGATTTCATTTGTTCGGCCAATGCCGGGGATATTTTTTGTAGTCCTGTATATAGCTTTCCTGTTCCTGCCTGCAGAGCACCGTATTGTCTTGATAGTGTTTCGATGGCTGATGTCATTTCTTCTGCAGAACCGGCGTTCATTTGTGCAATATAATGTTGTTCTTGCATGAACTTTGTGCTTACGCCAAGTCTGTCGGCCAAATCGCCAACAGCATCAGCGTATTGCTGTGCTGACTGTATTCCTCTTAAAAATCCGCTTCCGGCAATACCAGTGATAATAGTTAAAGGCGTCAATATCTTGGTTATACTTGCCGTCATCTTACTTCCTACGGCAGTTACATGATTAAATTGACGCCCAATAGTGCCGAGGGCTTTCCCGGTTGACTTTAGGACTTTTGTTGCATTGTCTTTAATTTTGAAGTTTGCGTGGATGTTAAATGTTTTTGCCATCTTTCTTCTCCTGGTTGTGCCTTTGGTGTGTTTTAAACATCAAGGCATAGAGCCAATCTATTCTATCTAAAGTCATCCCTAATAATTCGGTGGGTGAGATATGATAAAAATGGATTAAATCTCCAATTTTTTGCTCATAGTCCAACTCATTCCGCCGAATTAATCGAAAAAACCCATTACTGCATCAACCACCTTTTGATAATCTTTGACGCAAAGTCTTTTTAATGTTGATGGTGGAACGCTTGCTAATCTTGCGGCTAGTTTTGTTAAAACAACCGTATCAATTTTTGCTTCCTGCTCCTTTTTTTGTGCGGCGTCTACATCTGTATCGCTGTTGCTCAAATAAAGACGAAAAGGATAACCACAAACAGCGATATCCTCTCCGATCGGTTCACGAATGGTGAGGGCGGTGATTTCCGCCCCCTCAGACTGAACCGGTTTAGTCAATTCAATCTTAACCATTTAGCTCTCCATTTCGTCGATGTTGCGACCTTCGAAGCGAACACCTGTCACTTCTCCTGTTGCGGCATCCTGTTGAGGCTCGCCGGCCAAGAACATCTCCTGTCCGACAAATGTTTTACCATTAACAAGTTCAACTGTTATAGTGGCGTTGGTGATTTTTTCCAAATCCTTAACTTTTAAGCCGCCGCTATCTATCAAAGTTCCTTCCATAAATGGCATACGTGGAGCTTCGGTATATCCGGCATATCCACTTAAGCCAGTAACGCCTGTTTTAACAGTTGTTGTAGGAGAAACGGTCCAGCTTCCGCCTAGAGTTTTAGTCTCTCCGTCGATTTTCAAATATGCGGTTCCGCCGATTGCTGTCATCTTTACCTCCTTCTTATAAACGGAATTGGTTAACAAGAGCAAAGACGTTCAACTGGTTGACATAGTCAGGGGTGAATAGCACGTCTATGCGGTTGCGATCGTTTAGGTTGCGTTCTACAATTAAGTTCTTTTTGAATTCTTCGGCGTTTTCAACCAAGCCTTCATATTCCATTTCACTATAAGCTGTGATAAGCTCCGCTTTAATGATTTTAGGTGTTACGATTGCTTGGCCTTCTCCGAAGCGTGTTCCATCGTTGGCCAATTTATGTCTGCCGTATTTTGATGTGATAACACTGCGCAATTTTCTCAAAATGTAAGCTGAGGTGTATAGTGTTTCCACGCTTAAATAAGAGTTATCAGCTTGACCGTATGCATTTTTTTGGTAAGTTGTGATAATGCGGTCAATTTGAGCTGTGCCGGAATTTACGGTATATGTAGAAATACCGTTTTTCAACAAAGTTTCGCGTTCTGTTGAAATAAAGCGGTTTACAACATCGGGAGCGCTTACACCATTGATTGTTAATGTTTGCAATGGTCTTGCCGGATCTGCCGCTATTGATGTCGCTGCTGATCCTGCCAAGCCTGCGGCCCATTTCCAAATTGGTGAAGATGTTCCATTAACGCCCAAAATTGTGAGGTGTTGATCGTTGTAATCTTTACCGAGAGTTTGCAGTTCCGCACATGTGCCACGATAAGCGGTCCATACATGGCCGTATAATTGTTTGCTGTATGACCATGCTCCAGTTTTATCGTTCATGTATGCTGATAATGCTTTTAATATTGAAGCAACGGTAAACCCTGAAACTACAAAGTCGTACTGTTCTTCGCCGAGATTGGCGATTGCTTCGTCAATTTCCGGATTTCCGGCACCACCAGACATAGCATTGATGTTTATAGTTACACCTGCAGGAGTTTCTTCTCCGTTTGCTTCTCCGCCTAAATTTAAACCGAGAATAGTGTCATTTCCGATTACGCCTTTATGCTTTGCTGATAGGGTTACGGTTTCTTCAGATGCTTCTGCGGTAATAGGCAAAGTTTCGTTTGTATTTATGGCTTCTGCGATTGCTGTTGCTAATGTTGAAGCTGAATCGCTTTCGGATACGCCAACTTGAACAACCTGATCGTAGACATAGAGCGACAAAACGCCTGCACCAAAAGAAGATCCTGAGACAGTAATGGATCCGGAGGCGGCCGTTCCTGAAGCCGGATCGGCGATTGGCAATGCGTAAACCTCGACAGATGTGTTGTTTTCAAGGTATGCTTCTACCATTTGGGCGAGCTGTGATCCGGGTCCAAATTTACTTCTTGCTTGGGCAACGCTAGAAACATAAACAGCTTTATTCACATCCTGGAATAATGGATTTGTGATTTGGCCAATCAAAAGAGTGCGATATGTGGCTTGATAGGTTCCTGCTTTGCTGTTATCCATTTCAGCGTAGAACAAAGGAACTCTTATCGTAGCCGGAATATTATTGAAGGATACTGGCATTTTTATTCTCCTTTATTTTCTGTTGAAGCTTCTGGAGCTTTTTCTGCTTTAGCTTTTGCGGGCTTGCTCTTTTCGTTTTTTGCTTTTGCCTTAGCTTTGGGAGCTGTATTTACCTTAGCTTTTGGCTGAGCATTACCGTTTGCTTTTGTTTCTTTTTTGGCAGGTGCATCTACACGAATAACGTCACCAGTCTGTACTCGACGCATCCAATAAGGACTTTTAGGAACGTCTCTACCTTCAGGCGGCAACATTCCCCGATGTGTCGGATCGTAGACTTCAAGCGCCTTGCCGTTGACTTTTTTGTCAGGGTTTGGTTTTACAAACATCTTTTTCTCCTATGGTTTAATATTTAATTGGAATTCTATTTTGCCGTCTGGTCCTGGCGCCGGATCGGCGATTGGATCAATGACATCAACATCAATGTTGATTTCTTTCAAATCATCCTCGACTATTGCATCCCATTTTTCTGTGAAGTTGAGCGTAAATGATAAAATTTGCACTACAATCGGTTTTGCTCCCTGGTCATAGATTGAATTTTCAACATCATACGCCTGTAACTGAGATGTGAGAGATTGAAACTCGGTATTGCAAAGAAGTGCTCTTTCGACCGCTTCTGCGATGTCATCGGCAGTTCTTTGATATCCGTCCAAGGCGTGAACATAGATTTCAATATTGAGCTTTAGTGTGTTGTCCGTAGATATTGAACCGATGCTGTTGCTTGAGCCGTTTTGGCTCGGCGTAACAACATTTATTCCGGGCAAGTTTCTACTCTCAAAGGGTGAGGCTTTGCTGTCTTGGATGTTTTTCCCGACAAATTTCGCTACATTCTTATTTTCTTTGAGGAGCTTTACTGCAAGCTCGCGTATTTTCGTTCTATGAAGCATATTCGCCCTCGCAAAATAATACTATTCTGGTTTCGCTCCATCCGTCTTCCGGTTGTCTTGCTACCAGATATGACTTTCCTTTGATTATAAATTGATCATCTTGTACTGGTCTTGCTATTTTTAAGCGGTCAAAATCCGATAATTTAACACTTAAAACCGGCGCGGTAGTTTCCACCGGAACTTCTCCGGAAGTGTCCACATAAGTAGCGGCTTCATCTAAAATACCGATCATTTCGTATTTTCCGCCCGCAGAGGGCATAAAAGTAACCGGATCGCCGTAGTAATTGAGGCAACAATCCATACAAAGGTCAATATCTTCATCAAAATCAGCCATGTTTCAATTCTCCAAAAAAAGGCGGAAGTTTGAGCTTCCGCCTTCCGCGGGTTTAGGACAATGTTGCTTTAACCAACAAATCTGGGCGCTTACAAATTGTGAGCGGGTTAGATTGGGTTTCAATGTCGATGCCTTTGTCGAAGTCTTGAAGCTTCTGTTTGGCATAGTAAGGCAAGCCTTTGGTGTTGACTGTTTCTACATAGTCAGCAGGAGCAAACACTGTCTCAAATACGTTCAATGTGCCCATTGGAATAAAGACAGCTTCCTTATCTGGGATGAAACGCAAAGATGATTTGCCGTCTGTTGAGCTTGCATATCCTTCGTACTCAATAAAGTGAACGCCGTTGAATACAAAATCTGCAGTCAAGTCGTCACGGTATGGAGTTGCACCTTGGTATGCGTGATATGCATCTTTAACACTCCCGTGACCAACGACAGATTCAAAGAATTCGCCTGAGCACAAGCACAAAACATGTTGCATTACTTCGCCTTTGAGGTTGGCATTGAGGTAACGCTTAATGTCACGAATTACTTTTGGCACAGAGGTTTCTGCGGCTGAAGTCTTGAAAGAAAAAGATTTCTGGTTAATGCCAAACTTTTCAAACAAATCAATAATTGTATTGCCTGAACCGTCTTTTACTTGACCTCGCAAAGCACCTGCACGCATATATTCTAATGTGATTTCGTGCTTAGCTTTCATTTCTGCCAATTTTTCGTTAACAACATCTTGAACGCTTTCGAGTTCGTTCTCAGTGTCAAACTTGCGAACATTTTGCACAGCTTCTGCCTTAACAGAATCGATAAGTTCGAAGTGTGGAATGTTCAAGGAGATCATCTCACGCTTGCCTGATCTGTTGGCTGTTCCCTGACCACCACGTTCGTCAGCTGTCAAAACGCTTAATGTTCCGTTTTTTCTTTCTACTGAAACGGATGTTGTGGTTACACCTTTTTCTTTGAAGATGCCTAATTTATTGATCAAGCCATATTGTGTAGGGATGATGTTGATTGACTTGGTCATCTCCTGCAAGGAGAAGGCATCGCCTTTGAATACATCTAATTGAGGCATGTTTTTATACTCCTTCTACTACGATGATTCCGATGCTTTCCAAGTCGTCATAAACGGCTGACAAAGCGGCTTCGTCATCAATTGAACAAACGAGCTGTTGTTTTACCACGATAGCGTGACGAGCAACAGCGAGGGCTTTAACATTGGCGGAAGTAGCATCTACATCTTGCAACAAGATAGCGGCAGGTGCGTCTCCTTGAGATATTGCTACATATCCGTTTTCTGCTAATTTGAGAATGGCCCCGGCTTTAAGAGCACCGGTTCCACTTGGGATGGTTACGAGTTTGCGGGAATAATTCATCGGAGCTTCGTATTTTACGATGTCGCTGATGTAAATCCCTTCTTTTTTGATATCTGGCATGGTTTATTTTTCCTTTTTACAATAAACTTCAGCCGCACGTTGCGACAAAGTTTTGGTTTCTGGTTTGCTCATGCTACGGCTGTTGCTGATTTTAGCAACGCTACCGCTTCTCTGATTGATGATCTTGGATCTGATTTCAGACAACGACGCTTTCGATTCATTGAATTTGCGTGCTTCTGTGATAGATAATCCGGCCGCTTCACAAAGACCGTAGATAAAATCACGTCTAGAAACGTTAGATTTTGAAGAACGCTCGGCTTTGTCGGCTTCTTCATCCTCTTTTACTTCTTCGTTTCCTTCTTCTCTGGTTTCGGCAGGAGTATCATCTTCTTCGAGATCCTGACCGTTTTCGTCAGAGCGAATTTCGTCATCATTGACGTTTTCGTCTTTGATGTCTTCTTCGTTTTCGGATCTTTTTGTCATGATTTTCTCCTTGGTTGTGCTGCGAGTTGAGATAACGCAATCGCTTGTCCTGCCTTCTGAAGCGCGAACATTAGCTTTTGCATCCGCCGGAACTGTCACAGCACTCAGCTCCAGAGGTGTCCACTTGGTTGCACGGTAGATAAACTTGCCGTCTTCCTCGTATTTTTCGTATTCTTCGACTGTATAGCCTACTGAAATATTACAAATGATGCGTTGGGCAACGAGGTTCCAAATCTTATCGATATCTTCATCGCCTTTTGCAAAGCGGATAATTGCTCGACCTTCTGCGCCGTCTATCCAGGCTTTTTCTACAACGCCCAAAACGGCGGATAATCTCCATCCGTCATGCATATTCAAAAATGGAGCTGAGCCTGAAGCGAGGCGTTCCATGTTTATTGCGTTTTCGCTTACTTCGAGCTCCTCGAAGAACTCGCCAAGCTCCCAGTTCCATTGAACAGCTCTCGCTCCGGTTGTCCATACAACTTCAACAGTACGATTTTCTGTATCAATACTTTCGGGGGCAATGGCCATCGTTCTGGTCATACTTGTCATTTTGGTCTTTTTTGTGTTGCTCATGGCGTATCTTTCAAACTATTTTCGTTTATTTCAAACTTCATGTGTTCATTATAGCTATGATGGGTTAGAAAGTGCAAAAAATTTTTTTCATTTTTTGTTATACTCCGTTTTATTGGCTATTTTCTTCGCTTGTGGCTGTTTTTTCGGCCATAGTGTCTGTTGTATACTTCAAGCCCATTTTTCGCGCCCTATCGGCGTCTATTGCTATTTGTGCATCTATTTCTGCCGCATCAAACCCGCTTTCGGCAATAATTTGTGAGCGTGAAGCAAATCCGCAAAGGACTTTTTCTTTGTTTGCGGCAACTTCTTGTTGTGGATTTACGTATGGCCATCCTGCGGCTTGGAAGCGCGCTTTTGTCAGATGCGTTGGATTATCCAAATACTTTTCGATATCGATATTGATTGCCCCACTAATAACGGCGGCTTTGACAAATTCACACCATACACGTCTTACTATTTGGTGGATAAGCCTGTTTTGTTCTTGGCGGTGTTGGCGTTGCGTGATGTTTAATCCTGCACGAATGCTTGAGAAATTGGCTTTTGACATATCGTTAGAAAATTCTTCGTATGTCAACTTGACAGCTTTTGCTAACGCTCGAAGGTTCTGCAACATAAAAGGTTCGTAAGAGCTACCGCTTTCTGATGGCGGATTGAATTTGATGTCTTCCCCTGGAGCGAGTGTTGTGATGGTTCCGGTAGTGATTTCTGCTACTGCTTCTCCTGGATCTGCGTCCGGATCATCAGGATCCGAATTCATAACGCCGTCCGGGTTTGGTGTTGTTACAAAAGCGGCCATCATGGCGGCCATTTTCTTTTTATTGAGTTCTGCTTCGTCATATTCGAGCATTTCTCTTGCTTTTACGACAGCAGAAAAAATCTCAGGAATACCTCGGCGCTGTCCTATCCATAATTGTTGATAATAATGACATATTTCATCAGCAGGGATTTCTATTGTTTCGCAAGTATTATCTCCGGTCAGAGCTTCGCCGGGATGATTTTTGTATATGATGTAAGAACAAACAGTTCCGTCTTCATTAACTTTTACTCCGGCTATTGTTTTTGTTCCGTCTGGATTTATGTGATTTTCATCGATTTTACATTGATCCGCTTGCAGAAGCTGAAGCTTCAGCGGAATTGTGCCGTCTTTTGTCGGAATAAAACGCAAAAAGGCTTCTCCGGCTTCCCATCTTTCGCGGACGGCCAAGGATAGCATTGAGGTGAGGTCGTTTACACCCTCAATGTCGCAATCTGAGCACCATTCATCCCACAATTCACGGAGGCGATCGCAAATCGCACAATCTTCATGCCTTGGCATCACGTTAATTCCAGGCCCCACGATATTGCTTGATACGGTCTCATAGGCTCCGTTTAGGTATGGGAAGTTTCTTGTTAAATCACGGCTTCTATTACGCAGTTCTCTTACCGAATAAACAATAGAGGTGTTAGGACCGGTTGATGGTGCATACCACGCACGCAAGCGTCCTTGTCCTGTTCCGCCGAACGCGGGATCTGTTCTGGAGAATGTTTTTTTTAATCTTTTAAAAATCTTTTTCATGCCAATCCTCGTTTGGAAACTGTTTTAATAATGCGGGTTCTCTTTTTGCCGAGTTCGGCATCAATAGCGTTGATTGCTTCCTTGATGTCTGATAAACTTCGGAAGGTTACGGTTTTGCCGTTATGGCTGATCGACTGTGTGCCGCTAGTGTAAGCGTTGAATAGTTTTTTTCTCTTGGCTTCCAGGTCGGCTCTTTCTTCAGGTGTGAGATTTGGGTTTGCCATGGTTCCTCTCTGCTCGGTTGAATATGTAATGACCTTTTTTAACTATTTTAGTCATTTTGAACGCAAATGTGCAAAAAATATTTTTTCTTTATTGACTTTTTTGAGGGTTAAGTGATAGTATAGCGTCAGTTCGTACGCCATTTTATTGTAAATGTAAGTGCGTAAGGAATTATCGAGGCGTTCTACGCGTCGGTCTTATGGCAGGGTAGTGCAGATAGTCTAACACGCTTGGTTCATACCCAAGAGAGCGATGGTGCAAATCCATCCCCTGCAACCAAAAGGTCTAAATCCGCGACCTACAGACCTTTCAAAAAGTATTCTCGCGGTGCGCTTCTTAAAGGTTTCTGGAAGAACAGAAAGTAACGAGTTCTCAGTTTTCCGGTCGCTAAACTGTACGCCTTTGGTGGTTTGAGCGGATCAATACCACCTCCAAGCGGATTGTAGCTCAGCCTGGTAGAGCGCTTGCTTTGGGAGCAAGATGTCGTAGGTTCAAGTCCTGCCGATCCGACCATATTATCGGGATGTAGCTCAGTTGGTAGGAGCTCCGGGTATTATCCGGTATGTCGTTGGTTCGAGCCCAACCATCCCTGACAAACCGAGAATATATTGTGGTAGCTATTCTCTTTGCTTAGGGGTTTTCCACACGTCGGTAGTTGTGAGCTCGATGTCGTTAATGTGAACTCTCATTAAATTGGACCGTAGCTCAGTGGGTAGAGCGTTCTGTGGCCACAAATTAAACCGAGCAGTTTATGTCGTGAGTTCGAGTCTCGCCGGTCCAGTCTCCTGAAAAAAAGAAAGGTGTCGAATTCGACACCTTTTGTTTTTTTAATCTCCGATATTATATGCTTGGCAAGCCGGTTGATAACCTCTTTCGCATCGGATTTTATTCTCATAGACATCTCCGATGATGAAGGCAAAATACATAATTGCGAAAAATACGAGCATTGATATGCAGTCTAAGATATATCTGATCATGTTCGTTCTCCTTAGTGTGCAATTCTTGCAGAATCTAGTGAGCGAACATCAAGTGGATATAATTCCGTCTTGGCTGTCATTTTGGCGGCGATTATCTTTTCTAATTCTTCGCGAGGAATACTGAAGGACCTTCCTTCCGCCTTATCGGTATTCAAATTGAATTGTCTATAAATAACATCATCGCTTGCAACTTGTTGTATAGCCTGGAGAGTGTCTCCGTTTTTGGTTCGATATACGCCTGCACCTAATAGGTTATTTGTTGGTCTGAAGCTGTAGCGATAACGCCCTTCAACAGAAAATTCTTGATTTTCACAAATCGGATGCTGTTTGAGCTCTGCTACAACTGCCTTGGCTATATCAACAGCATTGAGCTTTGCTCTTGGCTTTTTAGCTGTTGTTATTTGGCGATAGTGTTCACGAACTTTAGCCAATCCGCGTGTGCGGTATGTCATATAAACATCTATCAGCTCTTTTCTGACCTGTGCGGCTTTTGCTGTGCGTGAGAACATGCAAAGCAAGAGGGCTTGAGCTTCGTTGAGGTAGTAGGTCATGATTTTGCGATTAACACATCCGACTTTCATCGTTTCCCCAATTTGGGGAAACGCGCCGAACCCCTGTAATTCTTGAATATTGCGTTTGATTATATCTTTTATTTTAACAGCACGATTAAATCCTAAACGCTCGCCGAGAACAATGTCTTTAATGCGTGGCTCGTCTTCAATGACCTGAAGGTCGTTAATTGTTAATGATTGGTTTGAATTTTGGATTAAATTTGTATTCATATCTTTATGCCTTTTTCTAGAAGTTTCCTCTAAACCGTAGAGGTGTCGGGAGCTAGAAACGTGCATAAAGTCACGCGAAGTTATTTATATATATCCTTGCACTCCCGACATGAAATCGGCATAAAAAAATCCGCTATATCTTTCGGGGCGGGATATCCGCTTTATGTATGAGTTTCTAGCTCAATTCGGATACTACCACCCAAAATATTAAAAATCAATTAAAAAATGACAATTTATGTATTTTTTTGTTTCTCCTATAAAAAATGAGGTGGCGGATTCACTAAAAGCCGGTTACAGTAGGCTTCGGACCTTATTCAATATATTCGGTCTCTCATCCGCCATATGAATTGAAAGGCTATCTTTTGTTTTTCTTTTTCTCTTTGGTCTCAACCTCGCGTACTTCGTTACTGCCGAATGCGGGATATCCTGTTAAATTATTTATAAATTGCGGAATTTCAAAAAGTTCACCATTCAGATCGTATATATCTTGAACTCTGTCGCTAACAAAAGTCCGCAAAGCTTTGCGCATCAAGCAATAACCCTGAAAGTAAAAACGAGTTTTGCTATCCTTATACAGCCTGTGAAGGACGACCGTTCGTTCAGTATAGTTGCCGTCGCTATCAATGTAGTTAAAGTTTATCGGTAATCCTTCAGATGAATTCCAAATAACCGAGCCATATCCGGGTAGATCAAAATCGTCATCATTCGATTCTTGTTTTGGCTGATTATACCGAACAGCTTCCTTTTTAGCACGCATAGTAGAGAAACGTTCAAGGATTGCGGAGATTTCGTCATCCGTTGGTTTTTTTGTTTTCTCTGTTTTAGCTTTCGGTGTTTTCTTTGGTTTTTCTTTAGGTGTTTGGGGCTTCGGTCCTGGAGCGTCAATCATAGCTGTTATAATAGCCCCGGTAAACACCGAAGTCAATAAAGAGCCCCATACTCCGAAGTCTGTCCAAAAGATTAGCACAAAAAGCATTATTACGCCAATCCAACCACCTATTAATCCGCCTGTTGTTTCTTGATTGTTTAGATCTTTTGCCATGATAACCCTATCCTTTCTCTTTAATGATAGCTATTATTTTGCAAAAAATCAAGCAAAAAAGTTCAAAATATACTATTTTTTATACTTTTTTGAACGATTACCCAAACCGGCCAACGACACGCCGACGCTTTTTAGGTCGCAAAATTTGAGGTTTAGGGATTTCTTCTACATTAACCGTCGGATCTTTGTTGACCATTTCTCGCACGACTTCTGCATATTCTTGTCTGGCCAACATTTTTTCCCACCTTCTACGGATGTTTAATCCGTGGAGTTTTAATCCTTCGAACGCGGCCAGTGCATAACCGAATATATCCAACGCTTCATTGCGTTTTCGTCCCGGGCGAAGTGCGTAATATCTTATCTTGCGACCTTTGATATATGATGTTTTGGCTTCTTCAGCTGTCAGCTGTTTGAAGTGATTGTCATCATAGCTCATATTGAAATGGCAATATCCTGCCGACTTCGGATCCTCAATTTTTAGCCTTGAATAAATAACATCTTTGACGGTATCGACACCCACGAGGAAGAATTCCAGATTTAGCTTCTTAATCTTTCCGGGGGCTCTTTTCAGAATCGGGCGTCCTTCCCCTGGCATACCTTTGATTGCCCACACACGCCGGTTCCATCTTTCTTGGCAAAACTTTCCGACTTGTTGTGTTAAGTAACCGCTATCTATACAGCAGGCGGAGATTTGCATTTCTCCAGTTAGGTCGTGCGGAATTGGTGTTTGTAATAAATCGTCAAGTTCTTCCCATATTCTAGATGCGGCCGGATCTCCTAAAAGTATAACTTTTCCAAGTCCATAACTTTGGTTTGTGGCTGTCCATCCTATTCGTTCAATCTCTAATCGGTCATCTTGAACGTCAACGCCGGCAGTAATTACGGCAACCTCGGGCGGCGCACTGGTATATTCTTCACGACGAGCCAGTAATTTATCATCATCTACGCGCTCGCCTTTGTCTTCCCATACCTGACCAAGCGAGGTATTTACGAACGTCTTTAACGCTTCAGGATCATCTTTGGCATTGAGAAAGTTATCTACGATTTCCTCTAATCGTACCCAGGGCGAATAACCTTCCCACAAACAAAATCCGGCATGCCCATGAAAAGGTCTTGTTGCTTCCCAGTGTCCGCGACCGATGGCGTGCCATCTATCGACATCATTCCAACATGATCCGCAGTGTGGACATGCGTAGTATGCGGTTTTTGCTGTTTCTTCGATACTGTCCTTCTTTTCCCATTTAACATTTGCCCATTCTATTTTTTGAAATTGGCCACAATGAGGGCAAGGCACCATAAAATATCGCATATCTGATTGTTTGAACGATTGGTCTATCTTACTTATTCCGGCAATTGTCGGTGTGCTACATTTTACAACTTTTCGGTTCCAGAAGGTCGTTGTTCTCTTTATGGCCAGTTTCACAGGATCTCCTTCTTTGCCCGCTGATAGCGGGTAGCGGTCAATCTCATCAAGCAGAACTATTCTTATAGGTCGGCTTGCCAAACTTGCCGCTGAATTTGCACCGGCCATTGTGATATGTCCGCCTGGGAATGATTTATGAAGCACCGTATTTCCGCTATCTTTGCTTTCTGACACCTTGCCTTGAAGGCATGGTGTGTCGCGCAACATTGGAGCGAGACGGTCCGTAGACCAACTCTTGGCTACATCTATGTTTGGTTGTAATAACAAAATCGGGCACGGATCCTTATCGATGTAATATCCCACCGCATTATTTATCATTTCCGTTTTGCCAACTTGAGAACTTGCGACTATTGTTACTTCAGAGCAGTTAATATCGCTGATTGCATCCATAATTCCGCGTTGATATTCGGCTCTGCTTGTGTTCCAATCTCCTGGCTCCGCAGAACTTTCGGAGCTCAGTTTTCGGTTAGCGTCGGCCCATTCGGATATTGTTTGCTTTGGAGGCAATTCCAATCCCTTCAGAAAGCCGTCACAAAAGGTTTTAATCCCTTCTAATATCAGCCATTCGTCTGAGTATTTCTCGACTGCATCTATCACACTCATTCCTGATTAACCTTTCATTTTTTTTAACGTTACTTTCTGCTGAAACTCTTGCGGCCAATTTTGAGGGCAAGCCGTTAAGTTTATCTCGGAGTAAACGCCCAAGGTTGAACGTCTGGTGATGGTATTCTTCCTTGTCGCGAATAATGCCTTCGCGGGTTTCCAATTCTATCTTTTTCAGCTTTCCTTCGTAATCAGCCTTGTCAAAATCATCATTATCCGGCAATTCGGGAATGATGAAGTCTTCCGGAAGAAACTCAGGTGTTGACAATTTCGGCGATTGCCGCCTGGATTTCCCTGATGACATTCTCCATTTCCTCCTGCAGAATTATAAAATTTTCCTTTTGATCTGTTACGACCGTAACCTTTGGAGCCAATCTGTTTGGCACAGCTTTGAGCTTTTCTCGAAGAATGCGAGCTACACCGAAAGAGGCTTTTTCTATTCCTTCTCGATGGACGATGGTTCCCATCTTTTCTTCAAATTCCACTTTGCGCAATCTGGCCGCATAGCTTTCCTTAACTGCTCTACTTTTTTGGTATTGCATTGTAGTGCTCGACTGAGCGGGTGAAGGATCCGGTTCTGTCGTCATACCTTCGCCTTGTCTTAAAGCCATACCTACAGATGTTTTGTTTCGTCCGTCTGCTCTTGGCATTGTAGTTGCGGGATTATTGGCAGGATCTGCGTTGGCGGCTATTTTGGCAAGTGAGGCTTCGACCTCTACCATTTCTCGCCCGCCTTCCTTGGTTAGCACGACTAAGCCTTTTTTAATTAGGCTTGATACATATTGATGCGACCGGTCTATCTTCCGGGCAAAATCGCTTTTACTCATAACCGTCATAAGGGCGCTCCTCTATGTCATCAAACAACATTCCGTCGCTTTCTCTCCTTGCTTGTCCACCGAATAACTCTTGCCACCGCCTGATGCCGACATCGCAATAGCGAGGATCTAATTCCATAGCTCGAACTTTTCGTCCGAGATTTTCTCCGGCAATCATTGTTGAAGCGGATCCGGAGAATAGATCCATAACAATTTCACCGCGGTTCGAACTATTTGCCATTGCTTTTTGTGCCAGCGCTACCGGTTTTTGTGTTGGATGAACGTATGATGATGTGGCATCTCGTTTGATTGACCAGATTTCCTTACCTTGTTTTAATGCTTTTAACACTTCTACGAGTTTTTCACGTGGCCAATCTTCAAAATCATTTTCGGCAAGGTTCCAAAGTGTTTTTTGCGTTCTGTCTCCAAACCACTTACAATTTTCTCCTTCATGGCATCCGTATAAGCATGGCTCGTAGGCCCAGTGATAATCCGAATGTCCGAGCACCATTCCTTTATCCCATATTATTTCTTGCTTTACCTTTAGTTCTGCTCCTTTTAAGGCTGTTTCAAAATGAATGTGGTTACTGCTTGCAAACCAAATATAAAATGCTCGGTTTTTCTTCAGGTGTCGCTTTATGTTTTTGAAGGCTTCGAGCAAAAATAAAAACAAACCATCGCCACGGAGATTGTCATTTTTGATTATTTGCCATTCTCGGCCATTTGGGTTATTTGTGCCTTTATAACTTACACCATACGGTGGATCCGTGAATACCAGGTCAGCGAATGCTCCCTGCATGAGAGTTTCGACGTCTTCTTCGTTTGTGCTATCTCCGCACATTATTCGGTGTTGGCCACAAATCCAAACTTCTCCATATCGGCTTTTTACCTTTTCCGCCAATGGTGGAGCATTGTCGAGCTTTTCAACATCCAAGGATTTCGGGGCTTCCTCTAAGTCGTCAAGCGTCTCGTTCAATTCGTCAACAGTCCATCCGGTTTCTTCAATGTCTGCGCCTAACTCAATAAGCCTGTCCATTTGTGCCTGAAGGTTTTCCCAGTTCCATTCGGCCATTTCCGCGGATTTGTTATCGAATATCTGATATTGGATGCGTTCGGCTTCAGTTAGTCCGTGAAGGACGATAACCGGAACTTTTTCCAAGCCTAAACGCAATGCGGCAAGCCTTCGTCCGTGCCCTGCAACAATTACCATGTCGTCATCAACAAGAATCGGGTTGGTCCATCTTTTTCTCATTGATTGCGCAATTTTTTCGATTTGTTCTTCAGGATGATTTTTTGTGTTTAGCGGATCCGGTACTAATCGGCTTAAATCAATAAGCTCCAACTGCATGGATTTTAATTTTTCGGCTATTTCTTTTTGGTTTATCTCTGTCATTTTCGCAACTCGTTTTTTATTTTTCAAACATAGCGATATGCCGCGCCTCGCGCTGACCCGCGGTTTGTAAGGTTTAGGAAGAACCTATGATGTTCTGTGTGTGTTGTTTTCTGTATCATCTTGCTGTTTCCAATGCCCTGCTCATTGCCTGCTCGAAGAAGTGATCCATATATCTTTGCGAGCGATTTTCCACTATGCGTTTCATACTGAAGCGCGGTTTGATTGTTTGTTGTCTGCGACGCAGGAATAAAGGCGTTAGCGTTTTGCTTTTGCCTTTGCGTTGCATTATCATGGTACCCCTGCGACCATTGACGACGAATACACCTTTCTGCGTCAACGCTTTCTTTGGACCGTAGTTTCTCTTACGCCCCTGCAACGGTACCCATAAGTATTTACTTGTCTTTGGTTTTCTTATTTTGGTTTCTATGTCTATTTGCTCGGCTATACCCCAGTGTTGGTTACCAAGAACAGCCTTCATTTTATCAATTCCATCATTCTTGTTAGCCGGAAGTGTGGCATAAGAACTTCCAGGTGATGGTTTACCACCAATTCGGGCTATTTTATGTGTTCTGGAGAATGGTGTTAGCGTGTTGAATTGATGTGCTGATTGTTTGGCCAAATGTGAGCCGACGGCGGCGGCGGTTTTAGTTAATGCCATTGAACAAGCGAAGGGCATTTGTTTTGTCGCTATGTCGTCGATATAATATTCTGCATCTTTGAGTTTCACGTTTGTAATCATTTGACCTCTCTTTATCTCAATAATAGTCAAAATGAACGCAAAAAGTCAAAAACTTTCTTTTTTCATACTTTTTATTTTTTACCGATTTGACCATTTATGCGTCTTTTTTAGGTTTAGCCTATAAAGAAATCAAAAGATGTATAGAAAAAACTATAAAAATAAGTAAAAACAGTAAAAACAGTAAAATTTTGAAAAATCAAACTATTAGTTCAATAAATGACTTTTTATATTATGTTGTTTTGAAAAATAAAGTTAAAAAATCGGTAAAATCGGTAAAATCGGTAAAATGCAATTTTGAAAAAAGTTCAAAATGAACGCAGAAAGTACTTGATTTTTGACCAAATAAGAGCGATACTGACAACATAAAGACGGAGATTGGCTCCGTTTACTACTAAAAAAGGTTACAGATGATGAAAAAAATTAATTGTTATATGGCTCGCAAGCCTGTTTGTTATGAAGATTTGGTTTGCCTTACAAAAAAATATGGTTCTTTAGAATCCGGCGATGTTTATATCGAGAGAGTTGTTTCTGTTTCTCCGGAGCTTTTCAAACAAATTTGTGATGATCCGTTAAAGGATTATGATTTCTTATCTGGTTTAGGCGGTTGCGATGACAAAGGCCGCATGCTTGGCGTTCAAATCATTCCGGTTAAAAAGGTTTGCGGACTTCCGAAAAGCGTAATCGTTAATCCGGAAGGATCTTCGTATTGTCGTTATATGGGTATCGCATAAGGGGGTATATTATGGATTATAAAATAAAATTAGATGCTATTGCCGGCAATCTTCAAGTGATGGAAGAAATCCTCTCAGAGCTTAGCGAGCGTGTTAAAACCGCAAAATATGATATGGAGACTATTGAGAGCCAAAAGCAACGCCTTCATGCTGTTATCGGCGGGCTTAGTGGTGTTAATGAACTTGTCAGCGCGCTTGAAAAAGTCTCGGACGCTTCGTTTATTATTGCTAAGGTGTAGGAGGTGGCCATGCGTAATTATGATTGTGCTTCGTGCCCTTTTAGCCGTTTACGCCGTCGTACGACAAAGCCAAGGCTTGTTTGTACTCGCGGTCGGTATCTTACTGACACTCAAGGCGAAGGTTATCCAGTCTCTTGGATAAAAAAATGCGAATATGATGAGGAAATTAAGAAAGAAAAACCCCGGAACTAATCCGGGGCTTGTTTTATTCGGGCTTTTCTTTACTCATTTGCATTTCTTTCAGTTGATTTGAGACAGGCTTCGATATAAGAACATTTTTCGTTTTTCATTATTTTATCGATTTCATCGTGTATTTCTTCCGGACCTTTGTCTAAAACTTCCCAGTCGTTCGATAACATATCGCTAAGGGTAAAATTAGCGATGGGATATTCCATAAGTAAATTATAACCACCTTCGTCATCTGGTTTTAACCGATAGGTCATAGTTCCTTTTTTTACCCTGTGTCCTTCTTTCATGGCTTCCCAGGCATAGGAGAAGGAGCATTTCTTTGTTTGCTCATCCATTGTTTAAATCTTTCATCATTGTATGTAGTTCAAAATACGATAAGTTCTTAATGTTACCTTCTTTGTCTTCAACTATAATACCGGAGTATTTGTTGCTATTGCTAAAGAAGCAGCAATCCCAAAAACCTACAAAACTTAATTCTAGGGCCGCTAAGTCAATCACTTCTTTTCTCCTATTTATGGGTGAGTAATCGTATTAAAATTATTGCTGTTAAATATGCATTGAGCCAACAGTAATTGCTGATGGTTTCTAACTGTGTTGCTATTTCGTTCATTTCAAAACCTCGTCTATTTTGTTTAAAATCTTTCTTAATGTTGCGTGTGCTACAACAGTATTATCAATATTCGTATCTTCGGTTAGAATATTTTTAGCTACATCAATTTCTTTTCTACACTCTTTAAGTAACTCTTTGAGTTTTTTATTCTCTTTGGCCACATCAAGAGCATTAAATTCTTCGCACCATTTACGAAGCTGTTTATTTTCTTTATTCAAATATCTCCATTCTCCATAATTTGGGGATGGTTCTAGAACTTTTTTAACAAGCCCCTCGCAGGTTTCAAAATATCCATACGGATTGTAAAGATCAGAAATAACTCCACCCGTTGTTAATAGGACATAATAACATCCGGCCGGTAGCTTTCCATTTTTAAGCTGTTCTGTTAAATCTTGCGAATTTCTTTGTGCAACATTATTTGCATCATTTGCACTCATTGATTTTCTCCTTCAGTTCTTTGATATATTTTTTTGTGTCGTTAATGGATCCTCGAAGTTCGATCCTTTTATTTATTGTTTCGCCATATTTGAAGCAGTGTTTGATCAAATAGTATTCGAGCTGTAGTTGCTCTAGGTGTTTTTCTAGCCTATTTAACTCTTGCTTAGGCGTTTCTGTGTTTGGTAATGCTTCCATCTTTCAATCCTTTTCTTGCTAAAACCACCGAGCAGGTGGCACATCCTTGGTCAAATCCTACGCCATTGTTTAATGGACAGTCGGCGTCATACTGGCAAGACGGTCCGTGCATAATTATGAGGTGTAGGGCGTGCTGATATGCCCCGGCTTGACATTCAAGCTGAAGCTCGCGAGCTGTTTTATATCCTGCTTGGCCACAGTCTATATGATTGGTACCACATTCCTTGCATTGAAAATTACTCATTTTTTGTCCTTTGCTTAATTGACATCATTTATCTCCGGTACTGCCGAAGCCGTTTTCTCCGCGTTCGGTTTCGGTTAAGGTTTCAACAATCTCCATTTTAGGCTTCCAAATAGGAACGATGACGAGCTGTGCGATTTTCTCGCCTGGCTCTATTCTTACCGCGTGCTTATTCATGTTGTAGATGCTGATTTTTATTTCTCCGCGATAGCTTTCGTCTATTGTTCCATATTGAGCAACAATTCCGCGTTTGGTGTGTCCGGATCGAGGGCGAACCTGAAGTTCTATATGTCGGCCAAATATTTTGAGATATTTTACCTCAACACCGATTCCTGTTGGTATGGTTGCAATTGTTTGCGGTGGAATTATCAGGTGGCGCTTAATGGCCGCTCTGATATCGTATCCGCTGTCTCCGTCGCGTGTTGTCGGTTCTGCAACCCATGATTTGAATTTTTTAACCAATAGCTTCATTATGCAACTCTCCTATATAAATTGCAGTGGCAAACTCCATTTTTAGCGATGTCTTCTTTACAATGCTTGCTTATGCAGGCACGATCGCTGTCCGGATCACAAGGGCAACGTGCCCACTTTTGACATCCAAAGAAGCGAAGCTTGGCGTCAGCGATTTTAGCGACATTATCGGTTACCTCGTAGCCGTTGCGTTCGGCTGTAGCTTTTATCTTGGCAACGATTTCTTGTCGGTTTTGTAGAATATTTTCCACCAGTGTCATTTTGTTCTCCTTAGTTAAAAAATAATTGAATAAAGAATATCGCTGATTTGACAGCGCATGAAGCGGCCAAAATACCGATTATGAGTAATTTCTGTTTTTGAACTTTGCGTTTATAAGCGTCAAATTCCTTCTGCAGATGCACATATTTTTTAAGTGCGTCAAAATATGAAGTGCCATAGTCTATTTTCATAATTACCTCTCAATCACGCGGAACGGCGTTTTGCCTTCCGGATCACAAATTTTGATAATACTATTAATGAATTTGATGACATTATTAGTGTATTGACGGGTTTTTCCGTCCGTTGCCACTATTTGATATTTGAATTCGCCTTCTTTTGCATGGTTTAGAATGACCGCCGTATATCCGCCGCATACTTTATTGAAACGGCTGATATCTTCAGTTGTTATTTCGGGTTTTATCGGTCCATAAACGGGATGAATAGTTTTTGAAGGCGTTTTCGGTTTTTCTTCCTCTTTCTTTCTTTTGGCCTTTGCGATATTTTTTGATGCTTCACGATGTCTTCTTTGGAAGTCGCTTTCAAATACACATTCGTTGCGGTATGATAATACTGCTTCAGGTGGTGGTAATGGCTCCGGATCAGCTTCTTGCGGTGTTGCTTGCGGTAAATTATGATATTTGTTGCGCTTGCGCATCAATGGAGTGCTTAAGGCTTGTTCCGGTGTCATACCTTTTTGAATGCGTTGATAGTATGTCGGTAAGGATATTCCTACAGCTTTACATTTTTGGGCTATTGTTTGTGGCATGGCTACTCCTCAATTTAATAGTTTGTTTTTGTTTTCTTCCACATCGAAGGCGATAGCTACAATGTGTTTTTTGGCTATGTGCCATATTTCGGTGCTATGTATAATAATTCGGCTACAGCTCGGGCTATCGTAATTTTTAATAATGCTTTTAGCTTCTGCATCATCAACATCCACCGAGATGTATTGGTTTCCTGTTAGATAAAATGTTATCTTCATTACCAACCCCTATTAAAACTGCTCCACGTTTGCTCTTGCGCCAATTTGATACCAACATAGGCTTTTTCTCCTCGTGGCGTGCTTCCTTTTGTGATATGTCGTTCGTATAGGCGTCGTCCGAATTTGTTTTTACTGTATGGTCCGTGTCCTGCTTCCTGGCACCACTTTTTATAATCTTCATAAAGCTCTTTACATGAAATGCAGGATCCTGCCGATTTTATGGTGTTTTCTTCCAGATATGTGCCGAGAACATCCATTTCAGAGCGATATTCTCTTGTGGCATCCAAGACGATTTCCGGCGGATTTAATCCTTGCTTTTGCCAATCAAGGCACCCTTTAACCGCCCAGGCAAGAATGCCCGGAAGCTCATTTTTGAGTTTGGCCATTAACATTTTGTCCTTAAATGGTCCATTCACGGGAGCGTCAGGATCTGTCTTGTCAAAAAATTGTGCTGAAAATGGTATCAAAATCAAGCGACGCCATATACCGTCATCGGTTCCGCGAATCTCCGGTTTGTGGTTTGTCGCTAACCATAATTTGAATTGTGGGCTGAATTGGAACGGGTTTTGATGAAGGTTTCTTGCGGTGATTAGGCTATCGCCGGTTGCTTCCTTGATTAAACTCTCATCAAGCGCTCTGTCGCTTTTGGTTTCTGATGCCGTTACAAATCTGGCCGAACGGAGCATTGCCAAAAACGGGTTTGCATCTGTTACTTTTCCGCTTTCCATGAACGCGTCTGCTTTGGTTTTTACAGAATAACTGGACATTAAAGCCTGTAATGTATCCAAGAATGTTGATTTTCCGTTTGATCCTTTGCCGTGCATTACAAACATACATTGTTCTCTTGTGTCTCCGCTTAGGCTGTATCCGACTGCGCGTTGAATAAATGATATCAGTTCTTCATCGTCAAGCATGATGTCTTTTAAGAATTTTCTCCATGCCGGACATCTTGCTTTCGGATCATAGTCTATCGGTGATTGCTTTGTGCAATAAAAGTCCGGCGAGTGTTTTAAGAGCTTTCCGCTTGTTAAATCAATCACTCCATTGGCGCAGTTGAAAAACATTCTTTCTTTATCGAGTTTTTCTATATCAACTGCCAAATCTGGCTGAGCCAATCTTATTGCGTAGTTTATGCGGCTTCCTTCTTGGCTTTTTCGACACCAATTGCGAAGACCGGTCTTCATGTGTTCCTCTACATAGTCGCATTCTCTCTCGATATCGAGGGCGGTTCTTTTGGCCATATTAATAACGCGAAGATCTGAATGCTTGTTATCCCACACTCCTTTAGAATAAATAATCCATCCCATTCCTGGCGCATATTTAACAATATTACCCCATCTCGCTACAATACGTTGTGAATTTCCGGTGTCGGTTCGTGGTTTTCTCGCTAATAATGAAAAAATCGCATCTTCAGGATCCGGGAATTCCGGAGCGCTCTCATAATAATCCGCCGGTGGTGGTGGCTGATCTTCGTCAAAGCGAGCATCTTTTACGGGCTGTGCCGCGTTAACCATGTCTCTGACGGCATCAATACCGCGTTCTTGCAATAGCTGATTGCTGTCTTTTATTCCTAATGGTGGACGAGCACACATCAAATTTTTAAATCCGCGCTCCAAAAATGACACCAGTGTACGGTTTATTGTTTCATCCGGTTTAGATCCTTCCTCGTCGTTATCCCTAACTACTATAACCGTTCTTCCGTTTGGTTCATCGACCTTGCTGAAGAAGTTTATTCCAAGTGTACACCAAACTTCCAAGTGTGTTGCCTGAGCCAATGTTAGTCCGTCTTCCGGTCCTTCTGTTAATAAAATTGGACCGTTAGGATCTCCTTTTATTTTGAGCGGGTTTCCTGAAGGGAAGCCATTGGTGCGTTTTTTAACTGCAAAATTTGCCTTTTTACCTGTGGCATCCAGATAAATACTTTGTATGGCTTTGACGACACCTTCGTCATTTCGGGCGATGCAACATAGGCTTCCGCCGGAACCACCTTTATTTGGGCGCCATTTAAACTGCGAAGATGGAGCACCGGTAATGCCGCGACTTTTAAGGTATGCTTGCGCAGGGGTACCTCGCAAATCGACCAATTCTGCCAATATGCTTTCAAGTTTTGCTTGTTTTTCCTCGTTATCCGTTTCTGCATCTTGTTTTTGCTCTCCTGGTTGGCGAATTGGTTTACTATATTTTTCTGCGTTAATGTCTCCGCCGGGTAGGTTGAATATGCCGGCTAATCTTCGCGCCGCGCTTACTCGGTCTGTTCGGAAGACATTTGCGCAAATTCCGATTGGATCCCCAACTGCTTCATCTGAAGAAAAGTCCGAACCTTTACCGGTGCGAATATTTATCAGCAAGCTTTTACCTGGGCGTCCATCCCAGTCGCCACACTGCCACTCATTTCCTATTCTTTTGCCGTTTGGCAACCACTCCTTTAGCAAACCTTCAAGATTTGCTAGGGCGATGGCGTTCACTTCGTCAAAATTAACATTTTCCGCCATTTTTAAACCTCAACTCATCTAATATTTGTTGTTCAACCATTTCCGGATCTCTCGCGACAATATAGATGCCGCCCATATCTTGGATCATTTTGGCAAAAAGTTTTTGTTGTTCTGTCTGTTTGTATCTACCGTATTTTGTCTCTATATAAATAACTGTGCCGTTTGGTGATATAATTCCGGCTATATCTCCGGATCCTTTTAATCCGAAGTTGACAGGATGAGCGCGCCTGATGAGGATATCGTCGTTTTCTACCACGATAGTGCGGCCCATACTGTCAACCACCCTGGATCCTTTTTTTAAGGACACGCGGACGCCACTCCATGCTTGCCCGGTGTTGTTTCGCCATATTTTAAGCCAGGGTTTTGCACCCAGCTTTAGCATTACTTTCTTCAGGGTTTCGGATTCTGCCATGATTATTCTCCGCTTAATAATTCGCGTAATTCATTAACCGCAACACTAGGCAGGTTGTTGTCGATGATAACTCTTGCAAAAATCTTGTAATTAACGATTTTCTTAAATTCGGCCGGCGTTATCAATCTTCTGTTTGATGTGCCGACTTCGTTTACTTGGATCTTACCATCAAGGGTTTCTATGCAGGCACACAATTTCCATCCAAACTTATCATTGATACCGTAAATTCCGGCACCGCTGTAAAAGTCCATTGGAAAGGCTACAAAATAATCATCTTTTTTTAAGTCTAAGTCTGGTATATCTTGAAGCGCTTTTATTATTTTAATGCTTTTATCCATTGTTTTTTCCTTTCTTTTTTAAATATCTAACGCTCTGCGGTATGTTTCTGTCAGGGCTTCCTGTTCATCACGATCCGCGACATTCATTTTACGCAGTTTTAAAACAATGCGCATAATCTTGACGTCAAATCCTGCACTTTTGGCTTCTGCAAATACGTCGCGAATATCTGATTGAATGCCATTTTTTTCTTCTTCTAATCGCTCAATGCGTTCAATAAGAGAACGTAAGCGCTCTGAAGATATACCGCCGACTTCTGTTTTTGTGCTCATGTTGTTTCCTTTCAAATTAGTGTTTTAATTAAAATGTCAAAAGCGTCTTCCGGTTTGACATCTGTTTTACCCGCCTTTAGCATTCTGCCATATTTCTCATACCCGCTGATGATATCGTCATCGCTGATTTGAATGGCTGAAGCTAAATTTCTTAACGATTGACGCCATTCGTCTTTTGGGCTTGATTCAAACATTTGTCGTGCCCTTTTTTGTTCTTTCTTTTGATGTAATCCATAGTATTCTCCTGCTGTTATGTTCAAAAATGCGTCGCACCAGGCTTGCTTTATTATTGCGACTATCAGGTTTTCCTCTGCGGTCGCCATCAAAAAACGAGTTGGCAAGTGGGTGCGGTGTTTGTTCATCTTCTATATCTTCGCTCCTCTTTTGCTCTGCGTCCGTTGAATACATATCTGGCCCAGGCTTCTGCCTTTTGGCCGTATCCGCGTTTACGCCCAAGCTGTATTAAATCTTCTAATGTGGTGGCTTGACCTTGTTCTCTTTTTTCGTTTCGACGCTGAAACTCAACCAATTCGCCTTCCACTTCTTCAATTTCCGCTCTGGTCTTGGTTGCGGGAGCTCCACAAACCGGACAGGCAGTTGCTGTCGCGGCATATACAGCGTAGCAGTTTAGGCATTGTCTGCATGCGCATCCACCACCGGAACCGGATCTTGTTCTTTTCATTCGTCCGTCTAGTGTCCATTCATGATCATCTTCTGGCAAACCGTGAGTGTTACAGTTGCCGACATGGTCAAGTATGATACTTTCTGATTTTCCGGGATAAGGTCTTAATGCACGACCTACTTGCTGAAGGTATAAACCGAGCGATTTTGTTTTTCTCAAAAGAATGGCGGCTCCAACAACTGGAATGTCTGTTCCTTCAGATACTATTTCGCAACTTGTCAAAACATCGAGACGGCCATTGCCGAGGTCGCTGATTGCTTTGTGACGGGCGTAATCATCCATCTTTCCATCAATACTTTTAGCCCTGAAGCCTGCGGCATTGAAATTGTCAGCAACATATTGCGCATATTCAATTGTTGGGCAAAACGCTATTGCCGGCACATTTTCGCAATATTTAGTATAATGAGCGATAACATTACCAATAATTCGAGGTTTTTTGAGTTTTTCTTGCTGTTGTTTGCGATCAAAATCCCCGGCAATCGTTTTTAGGTCGCTGAAGTCGGCTTCAATTGGTGGGCAATAAACACGTGGTTTTGTTAAATATCCGCGTGATATAAGGCTCTTAACCGATGGACCGAGTATCAATTTATCAAAAATACCGCCACAATGAACACCAAGCCCACGCCCATCAAGACGCTCCGGTGTCGCTGAAACTCCCAGGATAAAGGCGCCAGGATAGCTTTTTACTATTTTTAACCATGTGCCTGCGACACCGTGGTGCGCTTCATCGATAAGTATAAAATTAAACCGCGGCAAATCTGCCATGCGGTTGACTAGTGTTTGAACGGTTGCTATATAAATGAAGCTTTCGTCGCGGAAGAAACTTTTTTGAAATTCGTCCATTTGAATTCTTATTGCGTTTTGAATAACTTTGTGTGGTGCTACTATTGAGTGAGGAATGCCGAAGCGAGCTAAGGCTTTGGCCGTCTGCACTACTAGTTCTTGTTTGTGCACCAAGAATACTGTTGGCGTTTTCCTGGCGTGAAGGTTTGCACATATTTCTGATAGGATAACTGTTTTGCCGGCTCCTGTTGGTGCGGTCAGGAATGGAGCTTTGAAACCCTGACGATACGCGTCTCTGACGTCGGCTACTGCTTTTTGCTGATAATCTCTTAGCACAATGCTACTCATTTAATACCCCTGTCTTTTTTCCCTGTCTCTCTATGGGGCACGGCGACAGGGTTTTTGTCTTAATAATTCGGCGTTGATCTGACGCTATACCGTGCCCTCGAAAATAACGATAAAAGTTTTTTTTGACTTTTGCAAGAACTTTTTTGAACTTTTTGAACTTTTTTTCAAACGATATTGAACTTTAAGGGTTTTTTGCGAACTAAAAACCTGTGTGAATCGTTTGTTTTTCAAATTATTTTGACTTTTTGCGTTCTTTTTTGTTGAAAAAATACACTTTTTGAACTATCATCAAATTGTATGAAAGGAGTAATTATGGAAAAGACGACGAAAAAAGAACCGACACCGTTAGGTAAGCGTATTGAGGCTTTGCTTAAAGTGTCTAATTTTAGAACCATAAGAGAGTTTGAAGAAAAGGCCGGTGTTCGTCCTGATTGTATCCGTCGTTTAATTGGTGGATACAAACGCAAACTTTCTTTTGATGAAATACAAAAAGTTGCCACTGCTCTTAAAATGTCGCCGTCAGAACTTGTGGCTACCGGTGATGGTGAAGCTGTATCTGTTACGAATCTTGTTCCGGATGCAAAAGAGCCTTGTTGGCACCAGGTTAGATCTGACGAAATGACGCCGATTCTGCGTCCTGGTGAATATTGCCTTGTTGATGCGGGCGTCAAAACCGTTACTGAAGCCGGCATATATTTAATAGAAACTCCAACATCTTCAGTGTTTAGACGCATATCTGTTAATACAATGACAGGCAATTTGCGCGTTGATGTGGATAACAAATCTTATGGTTATTCTGAAGATGTTACTGCTGATAAAATTAAAGTCATAGGACGTGTTGTTGGCGTTTTTCAGCGAATCTAACACAATAAACCCCCTTTGAAAATCAGAGATTTCCGCCGTTTTTAGATTTTTTTTCTAAAAACGGCTTTTTTTTCTTGATTTTCTTTTTTTTCTGTTTTATCGTTCATTTTGAACGAAGATAGTTCGTTTTGAACTTTTTTTAATCGACGGGGTTTATTAAATGTCAACAATTATAAGATGTTCATCGCTTTCTCATTATACGGATTGCCCACGTAGGGCCGCCGCAAAAATGTTTTTCAAAGAAATTTCCCAAGAATATGAGTTTGACCTTACTCCAACCAACACCTCGGCAGGTGCCGCTGTCGGTACAGCAATGCATAAAGCGCTCGAATCGGCGTTAGTGCTTAGAGCCAAGGGTTTGCCTTATTCTGACGAAATGAAAAAAATCGCTGAAGCATCATTAATTGAGACTTCCAGAGAAGGTATCGTTTGGGATGACACGACTTTTGACAAAGCTACCGGCGCAATGCAGGCAGTTCGTCAAGCTCATTCAATCCTGGATGTTTTTCCGGATCTTGATGAGATAGCCATTGAAGGAGAGTTTACCGCTGATCTCGGTGATGATTTCATTCTTTCGGGGCATATCGATATTCGCGGCCGAGAAGGTCGCACACATACCATTCAGGACTTTAAGTCCGGAGTGGTCAAACGCGTAAATATACCACAATACGGAGGTTATTCTCTTTTGGTTCGAACTGCCGGCCACAAAGTTGACCTTTTGCGTGAAATTTACGCAAAGCGTGTCGGACGCACAAAACCGCAACCGGCACCAATTATTCAAGAGTATGAGCCTGCCATGGCAGAAAATTTTGCATTCGCAATCATAAAGAGGATTAAAGCAGATATGATGGAGTTTAGAAATACTGGTAAACCGTGGGTTTGGTTGCCTAATCCTAACTCTATGATGTGTTCTCCGCATTATTGCCCTGCTTATGGCACTAGGTTCTGTAAATGTAGAACAAAACCAATGGAGAATAACTATGGCAAATGATCTTACTGTTAAAGATAACCAAGCGGTTTCGACCGATATTTTGAATGATTTTCAGGCTTTTGAAAATGCGCAAAGAATAGGCAAAATGCTTACACAATCGCAAATCGTTCCTTCTGCTTATCAAAATAATTTACCGAATACTATGGTGGCGTTGGAGATTGCCGCTCGCACTCGTCTATCGCCTATCGTTGTGATGCAAAATTTAAATATCATCAAAGGCACTCCGCGGTGGTCTTCTCGTTACCTTATTGCCGCCATGACAACAAGCCGTGTAACAAATTTGCATTATGAATTGATTTCGGATGGCAGGGTTAAAGTTCCCGGATTTAAAAATGAAGAAACCATCGACAATTTGAAATGTCGTGCTATTGCTACCGATCGTCGCTCCGGTAAGGAATATGTCGGTCCATGGGTAACAATGGAAATGGCTGTAAAAGAAGGTTGGTATGGCAAAGACGGTAGCAAATGGAAGACAATGCCTGAAATGATGATCCGTTACCGTGCCGCTACATTTTTTGCAAATGTTTATTATCCAGATTTAAGCGTCGGCATGGCCATTGAAGATGATTCCGTTGATACTTCATCAATTCCTATGCCAACCGCCGAGGTTGTCCAATCCGGTGAAATTATAACACCTCCCGAAGAAGCTCCGGTAAAAGCAAAGCGCACAAAAAAGACGGTCGCTAAAGAAGAAACTCCTGTTTCTACTCCTGCTCCTGCTGAACCTGAGCAAGAAAATATAACTGACGCTTCGTTCGAAGAAGTTGCTGATGATGATAAACCTGCACCTGTTGCGGCTCCTCAAGCTGATGATAGTGATGAGTGGAGTAACTGGGAGGAATAGTTTATGAACTTCATTCTTTATTTAATCGTGGTTATAGGAACTATTCTATTGAAGGTGTTTGGTATCATTTCCGCTCCTTGGTGGTTGGTTACATCTTTAGTTTGGGTTCCGGCGGTTTTTATCGTTATCACTTTTGTGTCTTTTTATAATAAAGGAGATTGGCTATGAAAGCTATGATAAAAGACTTTATGGGATGTGCCCAGGCTGAAATTGAAGCCAACAAAATTGCTTTGTTGCTCGGGCACAACGGCCAAGGTAAGACTTCGTCATTACTTCCCATTTCGGCCGCATTACGCGGGGGTGTTCCTCTGGGTATGCAAAAGACTAAAGCGGGAATGCTTGTTAAGACAGGATCCGGATCGGCTTCTATTGTTTTGGAAAATGAAACATCAAAAATTTCGGTTTCTTGGCCTAAATGCGAAAGGCGTTCTGAAGGTCCTGATGCTCCTGAAGCGACAGATATTGCTGTTGGCGCTATCAAGTTTCCCTTAATGACAGACAAAGAAAAAGTTGAGTTATTGCGCTCTATCTTGCAGTGCGAACCGGTTGAAGATGATTTGCGTTCAGCTTTGGTCGAAGCCGGATTAAACGAGAAGATCTGCCAGGTTGTTTGGCATGCTGTTGAGGTTGATGGTTGGGATGCGTCATTGGAACGAGCTAAAGATAAAGGTCGGAGCTTAAAATCTCAATGGGGCATTATTGCCGGAGAAACTTATGGCGAGAAAAAAGCGGCCAGTTGGTTTCCTGTTGGTTGGGATAACGACCTCGAAGGCGTTTCGGCCGAAAGTTTAGAAACAGAAGTTACAATTGCTCGCGCAGATCTTGATGATAAAATTGCCAATCAGGCTCTATCGGATGATGAACTGGCAAGATTGCAACAGCTTGCTGATAAAATCGGCGAACTTGAATCGGCTGTTGTTTCTAAAAAGAACGAAATTTCTTCAAAAGAAATCGCTGTTAAAAACGCAGAGAACGCCCGCAAGGCTTTGCCCGATATGCCTAATTATGATTTGAAGTGTCCTCATTGTGGCAAGCCTTTGGTTTATCAATTCGGTAAATTAGAAGAAATAAAACAGACCATTTCCGACGATGAACGTGCCGAATTGGAACAAAAAATTCTTGATGCCGATAATGCCGTCAGCAAAGCTCGTCGCGAGTTGGCCAGTGCTCAAAAAGAGCTCGTTTTGCTTCAGCGTGAATCATCGGAAGCTGTGGCCGCAGGCAAAGAATATCGCGCAAAAAAGGATAAAAACATCTCCGGACAAGAAGTTGATGATGCGCGTAATGCCGTTCGCAAAGCTGAAGCTCGTCTTTTGGCCTTTAATAAATATAATGAAGCTTTACGCGTTCATAACAGTATCGTTGAAAATCAGCACATAATCAATGTTCTTGAGCCAGAAGGCATTCGTCGTCAGTCTTTAGAAAAAGGATTGGCTGATTTTAACGGCCGCCTTGAAAGCCTTTGTCGTATTGCCGGTTGGAAGGATGTTGTTATCGATGGTGATATGTCTGTTAATTATGGCGGTCGTCCGTATGTTCTTTGTTCTGAAAGTGAAAAATATCGCACTGTAGTAACTCTCCAGGTAGCTATTGCTGAAGCCGACGCTTCAGATGCTGTGGTGGTTGATGCCGCCGATATTCTCGACAACCAAGGAAGAACCGGATTATTGAAGCTTTTAGCCAAAATGTCTTTTGTTTCTTTTGTCGGCATGACTGTAACTAAACCAGAGGCAACTCCAAACCTTAAAAAACTGGGAGTTGGTACAAAATACTGGGTTGAAAATGGAATTTGTGAGGAGATTTACAATGGATAATACTGATAAACAAGAGCAAATCAATCTTTCTCCTGCAGAAGCATCTAAAAGGCTGAAGGTGAGCGTGAAAACGCTCGCCGCCTGGCGCGCACGAGGAACTGGACCACGCTTTTTCTACGCTAATCCGGACGAACACACATCTCCGCGTTATCCTTTAAGCGAGATAGTTTCTATAGAGCAAAAATTGCTAACCCATAACTAAAGGAGGATCTCATGCAAACAAAAATTGAGGAATTTATAAATAAGGCTGTTCAAACTGCTAAATATGCCGCTTTGCCATCTCGCAACGATGACACCCTTGACGCCATGATCAAAGAGCTTGTTGCTGAAGGCGAGGAGCTCAAAAAAGAGGTTGCTGATGTTTTGCGTTAACTGTCAAAAAGATGTTGATCCGGAGATTGTGTCCGGAGCTAACATCTACGGTCCGCATTTTGCTTTTGCTTCTGCTCTTTATGCACGTTGCTCTAATTGCGGTAATTATGGCGAATATGCCGCAGATAAAAACGAGCCTTATTTGGTTATTCCCGATTTTCGTTTGCGTAAGGCATACAATTACATTGATAGCATTTTGGATTTGATTTGGATGCAGAAGAAAATGTCAAAGGCTGAAATGCTCTATCGAATGGCGGATCTAATGTACAATCATAAACGGTCATATCGAACTCACGATATCGAAAGCTATGAAGAAGCTTGTCGTGCTTATCGATTGGCCAAACAATTAAAAAAGGAGTGTTTTTCAAATGTTGAAGTTTTTTCGTAAGCTTTTTTGCGCCCATTGTTGGATTAACGTTCTTCGCCTTGGTGGTGAAATAAACACTAGGACCGGCGTTCACCGTGTAAATGGCAACGCATATGTTGACTATTGCCCTTTGTGCAACACCTTTAGGATCCGTCACTATGAATGATAAAGAAGCAACTGCTGAAATTTTGCGACGCCTGCGTATGGCTCCGGAGCACCAAAAGGACATTAGTTTTCCTGAATTTCGTTGGTGTGCCGGGGTTGCCGGTTCTAGGAGGGCCGATGCTTTCTTTATTCAACCTCGACCGCCTTATTTTTCCGTAACTTACGAAGTTAAGGTTGATAGATGGGATTTTCGTCGAGATGTGGCCGAAGCTGAAAAGCACAAAAAGGCTCGGCAGTTCTCTAATTTCTTTTACTATGCCGCTCCTCGTGGTGTTATTTGTCCTGATGAGTTACCGGAATGGGCGGGATTGGTAGAATTTGACCTTGATATTATGGCGGATGAATACACGGTTGGAATGCGGGTTGTAAAGCAAGCTCCTTTACATGATCGTGAAGATCCTGATTGGGGGCTTATCGCCGGTATTGCAAAACGCATGCAGGATCCTGCTTTTAGGTTTGAGGCTCGCGGTATGCATTTGATTTCAAATGATCAGTTAATGGCTTTGAAATCTCTTATTGCTCATCAAGTGCAAATCAACAAATTGTTTGAAGCGGGTTCTTCTTCCATGATGAAGGCATTAGCTATTGTTAGTCGCATTTTTAATCGAAAGGATAAATTATGAACGCAAATGTTATTCAGTTCCCTGATAAAAAAGAGAACTTAAACGCGGTTTGTGTCTTATTCGACACTGTCCGCAAAATGCATGATGAGGATGGTTATGTATTCAAGTCCTCTGAATTGGCACAAAACATCCAAGGTCAAGTGGTCTTGACTGTGGTTTTAGAAAAAACAACCCCGGATGATATTCCGGATATAACAGCATAGGAGGTATTTATGGCTCAAAACAATCAACCAGTCGGTCGCGGCGCTTTATTCAAAAACGATAAACAGGGAATTGAAAAAAGACCGGACTACACCGGCACCGCATCAATTTTAGGCAAAGAATTTTTTGTTTCGGCATGGATCCAGGAATCTAAAAACGGCGTTAAGTATCTTGGCTTGGCTTACAAAGAAAAAACCGGTGGACAATCTACCGGTGGACAGACGCCTGCTGAACAATCTTCTACTACCGGTTCTTCAGCATCTACTGAAGAAATTGACGACAGCATTCCATTTTAAGGAGGAGTTATGACAAAAAATAAACTTTCTGATCTCAATAATCACTTATTTTGTGCTCTGGAGCGTCTTAATGATGAGGATTTAAGTCCTGAAGAATTGGATCGCGAAATTGACCGTGCTAAAGCAATAGGTTGTGTTGCCGCAAATATTATCGCCACAAATGCGCTTGTGTTAAAATCCGCAATGGCGGCGGCCAATGTTTTGGATGCTGACTTCAAAAATCCTCTTATGATTGGAGATAATCGTGGCGCATAATTACACCCCGGAAGAGCGCGAGTTTATCGAACGGAACTATCTCGGCATAAAATCGGGCGACTTAGCTCAGATGTTTAATGCCGAGTTTGGGACCGATTTGTCACGTAGCCAAATAAAATCCTATTTGACAAACCATAATTTGTGCAACGGTGTTGTTTGCCGTTTTTCAAAGGGGCACGTTCCGGCCAATAAAGGCAAAAAAATGAGTGCCGAGGTTTATGCTCGCGCTTCAGCAACAATGTTCAAAAAGGGGCACGTTCCGGTAAATCATAAACCAGTCGGATCTGAAAGGATTGATAAGGACGGTTATACTCTGGTTAAAGTCGGAGAGCCCAGTAGTTGGCGTCCAAAACACGTTATTGTGTGGGAGAGTGTCAATGGTCCTGTTCCTAAAGGGCACAGATTATTGTTTTTAGATCAAAACAAACAAAATTTTTCCATTGATAACCTTGTCTGTGTGTCTGCATCTCAAATGTGCGTGCTTAATAAACGACGCCTTCTTGTTGGCAACGGAGAGTGTAACAAGTCCTCGATACTCTTGGCCGACCTTCTAATTAAAACATCACGGTTATCTAAAAGGAGCAAAAATGACAAACGAGCTGTTTCTACCACTAAAGACGAAGTGGTTTGATAAAATAAAATCCGGAGAAAAAACCACCGAATACCGCGAAGTGAAGCCTTATTGGCAAAAGCGTTTTATGAAAAAATACGATGCTGTTCGCTTTGCACGTGGTTATTCCGGGGAGCAAATGATATTCAAAATTGATGACGTCGACATCATTAACGGTAAACAAACAGACTTGGCGATCGACGCGCCGGTCTACGCAATAAAATTAGGGAGAAGAACTAAATGACTATTTTTTATTTTTTTCTAGGAGCTTTCCTGCGTCGTTGGTATGGTGGCTGTCTTGAGGATTATAAAATCTTACGCAACCGAGGCGTTCAAACAACATGTATGCTTTTGGCTTTCATGAGTATATATCTTTATGATTATACCAGTTGGCCAAACTGGATCGGCGCTATTGTTGTAAGCTGTTGGTTGCAGTTTCAATTTTGGAGCCGTGGTCATGGTGCCTGCTTTGACATTGGCCGTGGCGTTTTTCCGCCTGAAGAAGGAACCATCAAAAGATATAATGAGCGTTGGTATCATTATCCGGTTGATTGGATCTTTGATAAGGTATTCAAAATGCCGGAACGAAAATACGGATTTTTCTATGACTTTATTTACATGGGCTTCAGATACACTTTCCCAATGCTCTTTATGTTATTACTCGGGTGGGAGTATGTTGTTCTGGGCGCACTCGTAAGTCCTATATATGCTTTATGTTGGACACTTCAAGAGAGGGAGCCTTGGATTTTTGACGGACGAGTTCCTTTTGTCGGTGTAGCCACACAATTAGCCGAGAAAATCGTCGGAGGTATGATTTTTGGAGGATGTTACTGGATCCAAAATGGATTTTTTTAGAAAAAAATGTAGTGACTTTTTCCGTTTGGAATAGTTCTATAAAAAGTTCGATTAAAACTGTTCCGTTTTTTGGCTAAAACGATCCGTTGTTACTTATTTGTTACTTGCATTTTTAGTCATCTTTTTAAGGTTATGAATTTACTGTATTTTTCCTCTTACCTCGTCAGGCTCATAACCTGAAGGTCGTAGGTTCAAATCCTGCCCCCGCAACCATTTAGCAAAAGAGGAAATTTATATTTCCTCTTTTTTTGTATATATAACACATCTCAAAGCCCCAAAATCAGCGGTATCTATTTTTTATTTTGATGGGCGTACCCC